AGCGGAACAAGCTGAAAGTGGCCGGCGGCATCCTGCTGCCGCCGGGGGTTCACCTGTGACACCGTATTGACACGGAGGGCAAAGCATGGCCGATCGCGTGTATGAAGTCATTCCCGCCGTCGTCTGCCCGGCCTGTGGCGCCGCTTTTCCCGCGAGCCGGCGGCGGGTTGAAGACGTGGACGGCAACCGCTACTGTTCGGTAATGCGCCTGTTGCTGGCGGACGAGCGGAGGCGGTCCGCGGAAACAACGGTTCCCGAGGTTTCGGCGAATTGAAAGGGGGTGTTTGGGTTTCCCCCGGCTTTCGGGCCGGGGGCGGATTGAAACAACAAGCAGAAAGCGGCCAAGAAAGCCGAAGGTCTATCGGAAACCCGATAGACCTTCGGTGCTTTTATTTGCCCTCTTCCAAGCTCTCCAGGCGGCCGAACTTGTACCTAAACCTTTATAGAGAGTAATAGTAGTAAAACCGTCTCTCGGGGCTGCCAAACCGGCAGCCTGGAAGGCTTCCCTTCAAAACCGGCGGGGTAATCCCCCCTACTGGGGGGATGAACGCTCCCGACAGCTCCGCCGTATTCGACGCCTCCGGGACCTACTCCCAGCTGCCGCCGGTCCTGGAAACGGACCACGGCCGCCTGACGCCTCCCCGCCGGGTGAACCTCACCGCCGAATACGTCTCGGGCGGCCAAAACGTCTTCATCAACTCGTTTTTCCGGGCGTTGCCGACGTACATCGACGACGTGACCCGGGATTTCGGCGACGACCTTTACGACCGGATCTTGATGGACTCGCAAGCCCGGTCCTGCTTCGATGTGCGGCTGCGGTCGGTTCTGGCGGAAGGTCTGAACCTTTACCCCGCCGTTGACGATCAGGGGAGCCCCGATTACGACCTGGCGGCCGAGGTCAAGGAATTTTGCGAGCGGATGCTCGACCGCGTTTGCCTGGAAGGCGAGTCGGGCCTTCCAGGCTCGTTTGAGGATTGTCTTTGGTTGCTTGGCCACGGCATGTGCTACGGGAACAAGGTGGCCGAGAAAACTTTCGAGCTGGTGGACGGCGGACCCGACGCCGGCCGGCTGTCACTGGCCAAGGTGAAGGTCAAGCCGCGGAAGGCGACCGCGTTCGTTACGGACGCCTTTTTGAACGTGGTCGGGCTGATGGGCCTGCGGCCCGGTCAAGCTTCCCTATTCATCGCCTCTGGACTGTTTAGCGATCTCCGTGAGGCGCCGAACCTCCTGCCCCGGGAAAAGTTCGCGGTTTTCTCGTGGCAACCGAAAGACGGCGACCCCCGTGGTACGTCGATCCTGCGGGCCTGCTACACGCCGTGGACTTACAAGATGCAAGCCTACGGCCAGTACCTCAAGTACCTGGCCCAGTGTGCGGCCCCGTCCTTGATCGGCGAAACCGGCCCCAACGCCCAGGCGAATTACGCCGGGGACACCCTCGGCAACCTCGGCAACCCGCCCTCGACCTCGCCCGTTTTGACGCCGGAGCAGGCGCTCTTGAACCAACTGGTTTCGATGACGGGCGGTTCCGCGATCGCGGTGCCCTCCGGCACCAAGGTCAACTGGATCACCCCGCCCGGCGACGGCTCGCAATTTGTCAAGGGCCTGGAATGGGCGGACGATCAGATCGCCAAGGCGATCACCGGGCAAACCTTGGCCACGGAGCAAACCCAGAAGGGCCAACGTGCGGCGGCCGAGGTTCATCAGGACACGATGGGCCTTGCGGCCAAGACCGACAAGCGGGCTTTCGGCTGGTTCGTGCGGAGGGAATTCCTGTACCACGCGGTTGCCTACAACTGGGGGCCGGACGTTGCAAAACGGCTGACGCCCTTCGCCACGTTCTCGCCGATCGAGCAGCAGGATTGGAAGGGCGACGCCGCCGCGGTCGGTCAGCTCTGGTCGAGCGGCTACCTCGACCAATCGCAGCAGGCGGATCTAGACGAACGGCTCGGCCTGCCGGCTCGGGAGCAGAAGCCGGAAGGCGAAGGCGGGGAGCCGGGCTCTCCACGGGGTCAAGCTGGAAAGCCCGGGGCCGAGGGCGGCGACGCCGGCGGCGACGGCGACACGCCGGGGGATGCTGGCCCAGGTGGTGACGGTGGTACGTCAGACGGCGGGGACAACGGCACGGTCGGCATGTCGAAGCGGGCCCGCTGTCGGTGCCATGACACCGACACGGGCGGCCTTGCCGCTTTCGACAAGGGCGGCGACGGGGACTGTCACTGGATCACGATCGGCGCGAAAGAGGGAGAAGAAGGAGGCGAAGAGGGGGAAGAACACGGGGAAGGCGAAGAAGGCGGCAAGGGGAAGAAGTCCGGCAAACGCCACGGCGGTAGTCCGGTTTGCGTGAAGAACGGCCAGATCGTCAAAGGCCACCCGTCCCTCACCGGCAAGAGCATTGACGCTTTGAAGGAAAGTCCCACCAAGGGCCCGCACGCCTTGACCCGGGACGAATGGGACAAGCACCTCCGCCAGACCGGCAAACGGGCCGAGTACGGGGAAGGCTCTTACGGGTTGAAGATCGCCCACAAGGAAGAAGTGCGGCACGCCCTCAAGAGCGGCAAGCCGGTCCCCGCGGCGGTGCTGAAAGACTACCCGGACCTCGCCGCCAAGTACCCCAACCGCAAGGCGGCCCCGAAGGATCTGGAAAACCCGTCCACCCGCAAGGCGAACGCCCAGAGCAAGGAATACGACCGTGCCGTTTGGGCCAAGCGGGCGCGGAAAGACGGCATCGCCCCGGAACACTTGCACCAGCTCGCCGCGGAAATCCTGGCCCACGACAAGGCGTACAAGGAAGATCACACGAAGGTCTTGCAACGGGCCCGGAAGCTGTCCGAATCATTGGGCTACGGTAACCTCGTGAACCTCAAGCAGCGGATCGCCAAAGGGAACCTTGATTCGGACGCCTTGCGGGGTTTTGACGACTTAGGTCAGCGGCTTGCCGAGGAGTTCCCGGAGCACTTCCACGACCGGGAGCGGCCGGAGGACCGGCTTTTCGACATGCTGGCGGCCGGAAATCCCGAGCCGATCTCCGAACAGCAGGCGTACACCCAGGCGTTCGACGCCCTGCACGACCCGCGTTTGGCCGGCAAGCGATCCCCGAAGCCGCCGGCCGGCCCGAAGGGCAAGGCCCGGCGCGGGGACGCCGACGAGGGGCTGGCCCCCTCGGGCCGTCATGGCCGGAAGAAAAAGACCTCGCCCAAGCCCGATCTAGAAGACGTGCCTTTCAGCCGTCAGACGGCCGGCGGCCGAGGATCCGCGCGCTTCGCCGGCCTTTGGGATGAAAACAAACACCCCCGCAACCGCGGCAAGTTCGCGGCCAAGGTGGCGGAACACTCCGCGGCCCTCCAGCAAATCCCTCATGGAGAGCTTGGGACCGTAGGCGGCTTCCACGTCCGCCGCAGGGGCGAGAACGAGTACCGCATCGAGACGGCCACCGGCCACGTAACGGGGGATGCCGGCTCCGTGGCCGAGCACATCGCCCGGCACGGGGAGGCGGCCGAAGGGTCCGCCCACGGCGACCTCGCTGCGAAGGCCCTTCAGCGGGCCGAAGTCTGGAAGGAACCGGACTTCTTTACCGAGCCGGACCGTTCCGAAAAAGAGTCTCGGGCTTTCCAGCAGTTGCCGCACGGTACGCGCGTCGTTTCCCTCCACGACACGACCCGGGGACGGCTGGGCACCGTGGCCCGGGTTACGGAAGAGTCCGGCGGCGTCCACAAGCAGACGAACCGGGTGAAGCTGGACGGCGAAGACGGCTTCGCCTCAAACCACGTCGAGCCGTTGGACCCCCGTTTTTCGTGGCGTAGGGCTTCCCGGAAGCCGAAGGCGGCGGCCGGGCCGTCTGCCGGTTCCGGCGGCCGGCAGCAGGCTTTTTTCGGCGGACCCTTCGATGAATCCGAACACCCCCGGGACAAGGGCAAGTTCGCCCCGAAGGGCGGGGCGGCCGACACCCCCGCGTTCCTGGAAAGCTTCCGCCAGCAACAACAGATCCGCAGCGATCACCTGCGGGCGAAGGCGGTTAACGCCATCCACGACGGGCCCGCCCTGGCCCGCGCCGGACACTTCCGCGTCGAACCCCAACAGGCGGCGATTGCCGACCGGCTAGGGGGCGAAGACGCTCCCGCGAAGGCGGCCAAGGCGGTGCGGAGCGAGAAGGTCCAATGGCACGGCATCGACCCCGCCGAGCGGGAAACCCGTCTGCAAGCTCTCCAGAAGGTCGAGCCGAAGAAGCTCCGGGGGCTTTACTCCAAGACCGAAGGCGATTCTCACGACTGGTGGCAACGGCACGGCGAGCTGATGGACTCGCCGGAGATGGCCGACGAGCTGAAGAAGGCGACCCCGGCCGAGCTGAACGCCCACGTCAAGCGGAAAGCCTGGGTCGATCACTGGCACAACGACATGGAAGCCCGCATGGACGCGATTGACGAGGCCCACCAGAGGGCCACGGGGCGGCCCGTAAGACCGCCGGGGGCGAATTTCGGGCGGTGGGCCGACCTTGACCGCCTGGAAGGCTCAGACGACGTTTCCGGCGACCCATCGGCCGTCTTCGACTTTGACCCGGGCCAGCCCCGGGACAGCGGAGGGAAGTGGACGGCCGGTGCCGCAGGCGCTGCCGCGGTGGGCCTGGACAAAGCGGTCAAGCTCTCTAGCGGTCAAATCCGGCAGACGGTCCGCACGGCCACGGACGTTTGTCGGGCTTACCGACGGGGCGGTTTCTCGGCCGCGTTCCACGAGTCGGTACGGAAGGCCACGACCGCGGCCAAGGAAAAGTACCTCTGGGCCGAGAAGCGGTACGGCCGCAAGGCGGCCCTGGCGATGGCCGCCGGCGTGCTGGCGGCTTACGTTGCCTACGCCCACAACCCGGCCTTGATGGCAGTCATTCCTAGTCCGACCGCGGCGGTGGTGGCGATCGCGGAGACGGTTCGTGCGGCGGCCAAAGGCGTGTCGTTGGCCGGAAAGGCGGTGTCCCATGGCCGGTGAGGAAGGGCTTTGGCTGGACGACATGGCGGGGGCGATGATGGACTTTGGCGCCCACGTTTCCGAGGCGGCCGGGGAGAAAAACCCGGCGCCGATCAAGCGGGAGCACATGCGGAAAGCCCTGCGGAAGCACATGGGCATCCGCATGGCACCGCCACCTTTCGACGGGGCCAGCTCGGGCAGAACGCCCACGGCTAAGGATGGGTTAAGGGCGGCCGGCAGCCCGGGGACGGCTCTGTTCGATGATGAGGAAGACTCCGATCCCGATGAAGCCGGTGCCCTGGGCCTGCTGACCGCCGACGAATACCGCCGGCTTGGTTTGGTGGCGGACCTCCTCCACCACGTCTACGGCGATGACGCCCACGCGGCGTTGGATCAGGCGGAGTTTTACTCTCCCGATCAACCGCGGGACGATAGAGGCCGGTGGTCTCCGGTCGGTGAGGAAGGGCTGCACAAGGCCCGGGAGATGGTCCGGGAGCACTTGCGGGAAAAGAACCCGGCGCCGGAACGGGTCCGGGCGTTGGCCGATCACCTGTTAACGCTCACGGTCAAGCAGCTGCACACGCTCAAGCGGGAACACGGGTTGAAGGCGTCGGCCCCGAACAAGGCGGCCCTCGTGGAGAAGCTGCGGGCCCGGGTCGAGGCGGCGAAGCACGGGCCTTGGCCGGGGGAGCCGGAGCCGGAAAAGCTGCCGGGAGCTGAGAAGCCGGAACCCGTCGAGAAGCCGCCGGAATCGCCCAAACGCTCCAGGGCGGAGAAGCGACCCAAGGCCAAATAAAGGTTGATCCGGTGCTTCCTCCCACGCCTCCCGTTGATCCCCCGCGGGAAAACCCCCCACACTGAACGCGGTAAGTCACACCGGGCACACCGGGGGTTCCCCACATGGGACGCTGGACGAAGGCCGACCGCGACAAGCTCCACGAAAGCGACTTCGGCGACCCCGAACGCCGGCTGTTCCCCATCATGGACCAGGACGACGTGGACTCGGCCGCCCGGCTGATCGGCAAGGCCCAGAATCCCGAAGCCGTCAAGAAGCGGATCAAGCAGATCGCCAAGCGGAAGAAGCTCAAGGTTCCCGAAGCCTGGGAGAAAGCGACGGCCGACATGAGCGCGGGCCTGGCCACGGCCGAGTTTTCCACGGAGGACAAGGGCACCCCTGGGACCACGGCGGCAAAAACCGTCGTGCGGAAAGCCGGCGTGATCTTCCGCGCCGGGGACTACCCGTTCAAAGACGCCCCCAACTATTCGATGAGCCCCGAGGAGATCATGGGGGCGGTCGCGGACTTCAAGGAACCGGTGCCGCTCGAGATGGAACACGCACCGAGCGTCCTTGACGGCAAGCTCGGCAAGGTTACGAAGCTCACGCCTTCGGCCGACTACAGCGAATTCGGCGGCGAGGTTGAGGTTCCGTCCTGGCTGGACGGCTTGTTCCCCGGCCAACCGATCCCGCTCTCGGCCCGCTGGGACCGCGGCACCAAGCGGCTTGTGAAGGTCGGCATCGTGCGGACGCCCCGGGTCGATGACGCCGCGATGAGTGCCGCCTTCGCCAAGGCGGAAGGCGACAAGGCGGCGGCCGACGCTCAGGATGCTACCGGCGTCGAGTCCAGGACCGGCGGCCGGGAATCCGGCAACGGCAACGGCAAGATGGACACGTCCAAAAAGACGCCCCACGGCCAGAAGCTCCTTCAGTACATCCACGACATGACGGCCGTTCACGGGGCCTGTTGCAGCGAGTCCCACGCGCCGCTCCTGAAGGCTTCCGAGAAGGGCAACGCCTCCCCGCTGCACGCCAATTTCCACGCCGCCCACGAACAGAACACGGTCCAGCAGATCCACGACCTGACCTTGGGCAGCGGGGCGGCCTGTGCGATCTACAAGGACAACCTCGGCAAGAACAAGGTTTGGCGGCCGGGGCAAGAGTACATGACCTCGGTGGAGCAGATGCCGCACTACCGGGAGTACCGGCCGGGCCAGTACGCGGTGATGAACGCGGACGGCACGCCGCACCCGGACGCCTTAGCGGCCTTCCAGGCGGCCGGCGGCACGGCGGCTTTCGGCGGCGGACCCGACCCCCGCGTGGCCGAGCTGGAACGCCAGCTGGCGGCCGAGCGGGCACGAAACGAAGCCGGCGAACGGCTGCGGTGGCAGACCGAGGCGGCGTTGTTCGCCTCCCAGGTGATCCAGGACAACCGGGCGTTGCCGGCTAAGCGGCGGTCGATCGAGCTGGAGTACGTGCGGGCCTGCGAGGACGACCGCAAGGCCGGCGGCACCGTGACCTTTGCCGACGAGGGCGGTCGGGAGCGGGTCGGCACCCGGGTTGACGCCCTACGGTCCCACTACGCGGGCCAGCCGCAGCACCAGCTGCGGGAAGAACTCCTTAGCCCGCACAACGCCTACCAGGCGCTGCCGAACCAGGCGACCACGCCGGGGGCCTTCGCCGCCGGACAGGGCGGTGCGGACCCCTACGCCGCGGACCGCAAGGCGGTGGAAGAGTACGTGGAACGGCGGAACGCCCAGATCCGGCGTGAGGACCGCAAGGACCGGGTGCGGCGGAATTGACCAAAGTTTTCCAGGCGGGCAGACCCCGCGGGCACGGGACGGCAGACCACTGACAGGGGATTGACATGGGCAGCAGCTACGGCCGTCAGGTTCTCGACCAGGTAGGCGCCTCCATCCAGGTTTCCGCCGACGCAAACCCTGTCTGCAAGGTCGGCGGGGTTACGGTCGATTGGTCGGTGGTGGTGGCCGTCTCCGCGGACACCTATCTTGAAGACGGCTTCTTTTGCCCCAACGGTGAGAAGTACCTTCGGTACGGCCAGGTGCTCACCCGCGAGAACCCGCTGAACACGCAAACGGTCACGATCACCGGCAGCCCCACGGGCGGCACGTTCACGCTCACGGTCGTCAACCCGCTCACGTCGGTTTCCATGACCACGGCCCCGCTCGCCTGGAACGCCACGGGCACGGACGTTATGAACGCCCTGGCGGCCCTGGGGAACATCGGCCAGGGCAACGTGTTCGGCTCGGGACCGGCGACCGGGCCTTACGGGGTCACTTTCCAGGGGATCTTTGTCGGCAGCACCGTGGCCACCATGACCGCCTCGACGTCGTTCACCGGCGGTAGCTCGCCGGGGATCACGGTCACCGCGGCGGCCCCGACCGCCACGCCGGGCAACTGGGGCCCTTACGACCCCAACGCCACGGACGGCCGGGCCACGCTCTCCCGCGAGGACACCTACATCCTCAACGCGTCCGTCCGGGAGATGGACTTTCACTCGAACCACCCGGCCGTCATCCAGGGCGGCATGATGTGGAAGGACCGCATCCTTGCGAACACGGTGGCGGCTTCGCTGGTTTCCGGCCCGCTCTGGAGTGCCTTGCTGCCGGTGATCCCCGGCGCGTTCCTCGTGAAGAGTTAAGCCCGTCCCGGGCCGTCTGAAAGCGGTCGGTACCAAGGGTCATTTGAAGAGGGTTGACGATGGCGATTCTCGAAGGCTGGCGGTGGCTATCCTCAGCCCGCTTCAAGATGATCATCCAGACGCTTGCCGGGCGTTTGGACACGACGCAGCCCTTGATCTTTCTGAACCGGGTCCCGGTCGTCAACGCCTTCGATGACGAAATCGTCGGTCGGTTCACCGGGCGCATTCTGGCCGCGGATATCATCGCGGACGATCAAGAGGCGGCCGTCTACGAAAGCCAGAAGCTCGAGCTGGTGACGACCCAGATCCCGAATTTGAAGCTCGGCCAGCGGCTCTCGCAGACGATCATCAACCGCCTGAACCGGATGCAGATGGGGGCCTTGCTCCCCAGTGACAACGATTACATGGAGGCGTGGAACAACGCCTTGGCCGAAAACCTCATCATGGGCGTCAGGCAACGGATGAACATGCTCATCTGTGCCATGCAGTGTGACGGCCTTAACTACCAGCGGCTCGGCATTCAGATGATCGGTGCCACGTGGGGTATGCCGTCGAACCTCAAGGTCACGAGTACGAATCAATGGTCGGTTGACGGCATCAACCCGAACGCCAGTGCAACGCCCATTTCGGACATCCTCGTGGTGGCCAACGAGGTCGCGCCGGACAACTACGGCATCCGTTACGACCGCGTGACGATGAGCAGCAAGGCGTTCCGGTTCGCGGTCGCCACCACCGAATTCGCCAACAAGGCGAAGATCGTTTTGGGTTTCGACGCCTCCCAGGGTACGCTTTCCACCCACGACCAGCCGACCATGGCCCGCATGATGGGCCGCTTACTTGACATGGAAGTCGAGCTTTACGACGGGGCTTACTGGGAACGGGCCCCGGACGGCACGAAAACCCGCACCCGGGTCCTGCCCGCGAACAAGGTGCTTTTCTCGCAGACGCAAGACGACAACGACGGCAACGTCATGGATTTTGCCAACGGCATCGTCACCGAGAGCATGGTCGGCGGACTGACCCAGAACGTTCCGGCGGGGCTGGCCCGCGAGGAATACGGGCCGATCGGCTACTACACGAGCCGGAGCGACCTGAACCCGCCGGACGTGACGGCGTGGGCGGTGGCCCGTGGCTTCCCGCGGAAGCACGTGCCCGAGGCGACGGCGGTGTTGACGGTGGGCACGTTCAGCTAACCAAAATTTTTCGCCAGAGCGGCAGGGAAGGGCCACGGACGGCCGAAGGCGGGGTCGATTCTTAGGGAGTGCAGACGATGAGCCAGGTTTCAACGGTAGTCACCCCCTCCGCCTTGACCCCGTGCGTGTACGTTTCACAGCCCGGGGAAATCACCCTCCAGATCGACGTGGTGGGGCCGACCTTCGCGGGCAGCACGAACGTCCTGCAAGGCTCGAACGACGGCACCAACTGGAGCAACGTCCAGGCGACCCCGTTGGGTGGCGGCGCCCCCACGAGCAGCCTCAACCCGTCGAACAACACGACGACCAGCTGGGCCACGCAAAACCTCTTCTGGCAGTACCGGGTCAACCCGACCGCCCTTTCGTCCGGCTCCGTGACCCTACGAATTACCGGCCTGTTCGTGCCGCTCTCCAGCGTCATCGCGACCGCGGCGGCGCAGGTTGGGGCCGGGGGCGAACAGTTTTCCTCGGCCGGCGGCAAGTCAACGGCGGCGGTGGCCGCCGGCGTGGGCACCGCGGCCGTCGTGGTCAAGGCATCGGCCGGCCGGTTGTGCCGTGTGCTGGTGACAACCGTCGGGACGGCCGCCATGAGCTTCTACGACAACGCTTCGGCCGCCTCAGGCACCGTCATCGGGGCCATCCCGGCGAGTGCGGCGGTGGGTACCCTGTATTCCTGGGACATGCCGGCCGCAAACGGCATCGTCGCCGGTCAAGTCAACAACAGCCCGGCGGTTACGGTCAGCTACTACTAACGGTGCGGGGGCCGGCCGCTTAACGATCCCGGCCGCCCCCGCACTAGCCCGACACCCTGGAACGCTTCCCCGTCGAGAGGTTTCCCCAATGGCAGCAACCATGAGCTACGCCGAGATGCAGGCGGTCATCGCCGGCGGCGGTTCGGTCGTTCACAACGGCACCGTCTACGGCTCCCACGAGGGCCTAAAGCCGCTGCCCCCCGAAGACCAGCTCGCCCTGGGTGACGCCCAGCGGGAGGCCGACGTCATCCGGGCGAAAGAGCTGGAAATCGCCCAGTCGATGAAAGACCTCGACCGGATGAAGAAGGAACAGCAGGACCACAAGGAAAAGGCCGACGCCGACGCGGCGAAGAAGGCCGAACAGCAGAAGCAGGCGGAAGCCGCGAAACTGCAGGGCGGCCAGCAGCAGGGGCAAGCCGGTACGGGCATCGCTGAAGGCACCCCGGCCGCGAAGCCGAAGAACGGGGAGGATGACGAGACGGTCAGGCAGGTGCAAATGCCCCAGCAGGGCAAGAAAAAGGGCTGACGCGACCAAACCTTACGAGGGACACCGCTCCTCGGTGCCTGGGGGGGCCGGCGGGGCCGACACCGCCGGCCCCCTTCTTTTCCCCCGGTTCAAACCGGGGCGGGTTGAAACGGTTGCGGGACGGGTGAAGCGGGATGCAGACCCAACAGACGTGGTACACCTGGGTTCTCCAGCAGGTCGGGGCCGGTGTTGACCCGGACGTTCCCGACATCCTCACCACGGCGATCGGCTCCATCTGGGACGCCTGGGGTGCCAAGGGGGCGGTCTACCCGTTCCTTCAAGCCCTCTACGCCGAGCGGCATTGCATCGACATCCTGTTGGGCCAGTTGCGGAACCTGACGAACGCCTCCGTCCCGAACAACAACCCGCGGCAGGGCGAGCGGCTGAAGAACCTCCAGCAGCTCCGCGATAACGTCTCGAAAGAGATCGCCAAGCTTGAGACGCAGGCGAACCAAAGCCGGGTCGCGTGCGTGGCCCCGCTGGTGGTGACGGCCCCCTACCTCCCACCGAACCCCGGTTACAACGTTTTCGGTGCCGGCGGCCTGCCCCCGGGCTACCAGTTACCGGCGTGGATGACGCCGCCCTTGGGGCCGTGCGTGCCGGACCCCAACGACCCGGCCTATCAGGGTAGCCCGCAGCGGGCGACGGCCCCGGTGATCCCGTGAGAAACTCCGTGGCCGAAACCCATCACACCCGCGGCATGTACCGCGAAACCGCCCTGGAAAAGAAGCGGCGGAAGGAAGCCGCCCGGCGGGCGGCCGAGCTCTCCAGGCGGGGCAAGGGGAAAACCGCCAAGGGCCACGGGAAAGCCCCGAAGGTGGCGAAGAAGAAGGAAACCCGCAAACACCGATGAGCCTTACCGGCTTGGTCCTGCTGTCCGTCGCCGCAACCCCGCTGCCGCCCCCCGACGTGTGGCTGTGTCTTCACCGCCTCGGTGACGACCGTTGGGAAGTGCGGGAAGCCGCAACACTCGAACTGATCGAAGCCGGCCGGCGGCAGTCCTGGACGCCGGCCGGGGCGGTTTACTGCCGGGCGGTGGTCGATGAGCTTTTGCGGTCTAACCTGCTGGACCTGGAAAGCTCGACGCGGCTCCGCCGGGTTGACCAGAGCGTCCGCACGCCGCAGACGCTATCGGACCGGCTCACGTTGGCGGGGTTGTACTACGGCCGCACGGACCCGCGGCACGTCCACAAGGTCGAAGACCGGACCGGCTACGGCCGGTGACGTAAGGGCTTAGCCGTGCCTTCCAACCCGTTGCCCACGAACCCCGCTTACCTGCCGTCCCTGGCCGCGCCGGGGTTCTTATTCCCCCACCGGGTGGACATTCAAATCAACACCCCGACCACGAGGGACACCGCCGGCGCCCCTGTCCCCAACTGGACCGCCCAGAGCACGAACGTCCCCGCGATGGTGGGCGCCGCCCCGCAGGGTGAGCGGGACGATTTCGCACGGCGGGGGCTCGAAGTGACGCACCTGATCCAGATACCGCCCCTGCCGCCGGACTTCGTAACCCACTTTTCGCCCTGGCTGCCGCCCGTAGCGTTCGGCAATCGGATCGTTTTCGGGACGCGGCCGGGCGGTTCGACCCCCCGGACTTTCCAGGTTCAGGAAGTCGCCAACGAGGGCGAGATGGGCGTTTTGCTGTCGGTGTGGTGTCTGGAGCGGCTGTTGACGTGACCGGCGTTTTTGGTCCCGAGGTTCTTTCACGGAGGTTTGCCATGCGACGTTTCATGCGTAGGGCGTTCCGCGGTTTGGTACGGCCGGTGTTCCGTTCCCGCCTCGGCCTTGCGTTCCTTGCCGTGCTGGCGGTGGTGCTGGTGCTGGCGGCCACGGCGGACGCCTGCGGCCGACACGGCGGCGGCCGGCGGGGCGGTTGCGCGTCCGGCTCGTGCGGCGGTGGCGATGCCGGCTTCTACGGCTACGGCGGCTACGCGGGCGGCTGCGGTGCCGGCAGCTGTGCCCCGGGCAACTACGCCGGCTGGGGTTACGCGCCGACCTACGGCTACTACGGACAGGCCGCCGGTTGTGCGTCCGGCTCGTGCTGTGCACCAGGAGGGTACGGCGGCACTATCCGCCTGAAGGACAAGGCCGGTAAGGAAGAGGTTTGGACTTACGTTCCGCAAGTGGGCGGCTACGTCCGCATCGGGCCGGACGGCCGTTGGAAGTGACCTTTGCTCCCCCGGGGTGTGTGGCCCGGTGCTTCCGTCGCCGTAGCCGCTGGGTTGCCCCGGGGGAGCTTTTCCCCCGCTTCAAGGCCGGGGGCGGATTGAAACTTTCCGGCGACCTTGACAAATTTCCGTGAGCGCTGGCGTCGAATACCGCTGGTTCGGCACGGACATTTCCCACCGGATGACCGAAGGCTATCCGGGGGTGATGGACGCGGTAGGCGTTTTTTTGCTGGAGAAGTGGCGGGAGAAGATCGGCATTCAGGGGCCGCCGAGGTCGGAACCCGGCGAGCCCCCGCACATGGACACGCAATACTTGCGGGACTCGGCCACGTACACGGTCAGCCCGACCGGGGAGGCGTTAAGCCTCGGCTCTCCAGCCGAATACCTGGCGTTCCTGGAGATCGGCACGGCGAAAATGCGTCCCCGGCCGTCCCTGGGGCCAACCATCCAGGAAAACGCCCAGGAGGCGATGAACCTCATGCGGGACCTGCTGGCCGACGCCGTTTTGCACGGCTCGAAGCCGGCTTCGGGCGGCGGGGGCGGCACGGCCGGCAGCGCCCCCGCGGGCGGTCAAGGCGGCCCCGGTGGTGGGCCCGGCTCCCCGCCTGGACTGCCCGCGGCGAAAGCGAAGGTCGGCTACGCAGCGGCCCTGCGGTCGGTGACCGAGGCGGCCCGGCGTGGGTTCCGGCGGCTGTTCGGACGGTCCAGGGGCTAGGTGGGGGGAAGGCGGGCCAGGTCGATGGCGTACTTTCCACCCATCCCGGTCGAAGAGGTTAAGGGGCAAAGCGTCGGCTGCCCGGCCTGTGGCTGGAAGGGCAAGGGGGCCGAGTGCCGGCCCAAACCGGACGAGGTTGTGAAGTGCCCCAAGTGCGGCCGGCCCGTCATCCGCATCGACCAGCCGTGCCGGTGTCGCAAAACGGAGTGAACCCGATGGAGCATTGCCGCAAGCATAACCGGAAACGACCCGTTAGCGCCACCTTGACGCCCCGGGTGGTGATTTTCCATTACGGCTGCTGGGCGGTCCCTTGCGACCGTTACCGGCATTTGCTGGAGACGATCAAGGGCGGCATGACCGGCTGGGACCTGCGGCTGTTCGGTACGCTCGTGGCGGTGGACCTCATGTACCTGGATTTCCTGAGCCTGGAAGGTCACGCCCGCGGCTTGCTGTTGATGGACTGGTCCCAACCCCTCCGGCCGGTGCCCGCGACGGTCGGGACGGTGGGCAACCCGGCCGTCGTCAGCGAGGAATTGCCCGAAGCCCGGACGGTCTTGCTCCTGTCCGAAGACGCCGTTTGGCGGTGCCACCTGCCCCGGCTGAAGGACCTCTGGCGGGAAATCGAGCGGAACGCCGATTGGGACTTGTCCGAATACGCCACGGTCCTTTCCACCCGGCCAGCGGTGGCGTTCAACGGCGTGGACGCGGAGAGGGCGAAGGGACTGCTGGCCGAGCATGACAGCGGCCTTTCCGACGTGGACCCGTAGTAAAACCCGCGGCGTGAACCCGTGAACCCCATCGCCCTCGACGTGTTGTTCTTTTTCGGCTCGGCCTGCCTGGGGGCGGTGGCGGGGTATTCGGGCGGCCGGCTGGCGCGGGAGCGGCTTGTTCGGAACCGGCTGCGGGAGGCCGGCGAGCTGGAGCACGCCACCCGGCGGCTGGTGGGACTTATCTACGCCAAAGATCAGGGGGTTTGCGAAACGTTGTGTCCGCACGAGTGGTGCGCCGCCGTGCGGGCGGTGAGGAACCGGCTCTAAATCGCAGGGAAAGCCGCCCCCCGCCGGAGTGTCCGGAATGTCGATCAAGGGCGACGTTATCAACTTCGTCACTTCCGATTTGGACCTGTCCGCCCTGTTCGGGACGCGGGTTTCGCCGGAGAAGCTGCCGCCGGGGACGGCCTTCCCCTACCTCGAAGTGACCGACCTCGGCGAGACGGCCGAGCTTTTCGGCGGGGCGATCTCGGCGCAACCCTACCTGGCCACCCCGCGGTTTCAACTTTCCGCCTTCTGCGAGGGGGCCGCGAACGCCGACACCGCCGCGAACCTCTTGCGGGACAAGTTCGACCCGTCGTTGATCCCGCTTTCGGACGGCACGGCTCGGGGCTGCTACCGGGAGATGAAAACGGTCATGGAGGAAGACCAGCTCTCGGAGAATCAAATCCGCGTGCACCAGGCGGTGTTGCGCTACCGCCTGCTTGCCGAAAAAACCTTCCCGCAGTGACCCCGCGAAGCCGGCCGTTGAACCCTTGCGGGAAAACCCCCTCAGATAAGGCTAGTCAGGGGCTTTGAACGCCTCCCAACGCCTCCCGGGGTGACCCGATGCCGGCTTCCGCCTCAACGCTCCAGAGCAACCTGAATCTGTCGCTGACGGGTACGCTCCAGAAGATTTTCACGACCCTCTCGACGGCGCAGGACCCGCTCTCCAAGCTGTTCAAGGACGCGATGGCCACGGGGACCGGCGTCCAGCAGGCGGACACGCTCTTTCACGACACCCGGACGCTCTCGAACACGTCGGAAACGCTCTCCCTGGCGGCCGGCCCGTCGATCCCGAACCCGACCCTCGGACCGACGCTCTCCGTGGGCAGCACGGGCGGCTTGGCGGCCGGCAACTGGAGCGTGGCGTTCACCTACACGACGGCCCGGGGCGAAACGCTCCCCTCGCCGACGACCACGATCAACGCCAGTTCGGGCCAGGTGGTCACCGCGGCGGCCGTGACGCCGCTCCCGACCGGGGTTACCGGGGTCAACTGGTATCTCTCCCAGGCGGCCAACTCGGCGACCCTCCTGCGGGCGACCTCGAACGTTGGTGGCTCGACCAACTTCGCCGTGGCCGGCAGCGGGGCGGCCGTGCCGTCGAGTAGCACCGCACAAGGCACGGTCCTTTACGACCCCTTCGGCAACCCGATCACGATGGGGCATTTGAAAGTCCTCTACGTGGGCAACAACGCGCCGAACGCCGGGGACTTCATGTACGTCGGCAACGCGGGAGCGAACCCGGTCGTTTTCGGCCTGGACTCCGGCACCGCACGCCGCAAGCTCGACGCCGGGGATTGCCTGTTGCACTGGCAGCCGAAAACCGGCTCGGCGGTGGTTTTGAACACGTCGGATCAGCTGAAGTTCGACGCGACGGGGGCGCCGGACCCCGTGACTTACGACATCGTTTTAATCGGGACCAGCACGTAAGCGGGCCGGTAGCGGCGGCCGGCTGGAAAGCTTTCCAGGGGCAGGACAGGGGCGGAAACCGTGGCGTACTTCACCGGCCGAACCTGTTACGTGACGATCGGCTCCAACACGGTCCAGTGCGGCTCGTGGGAGGCCGACCACGAGATCAAGTTCGCCGACGTGACGACCGGGGCCAGCGGCGGGGCGGAGCAGGGCATCCCCACGACCGACATCGTGACGGGGACGATCGAAGGCCCGTGGCCGGGCAGCTCGAACCCGTTCCCGCCGCGGACGCTGGTGCTCCTGAACCTCGTGCCCGGGGACGGCGGCCCGTCGATCACCTGCAACGCCTGGCTTTCCCGGGTGCGGGGCAAGGTGACGCCCACCGACGCGAACCGCTTTACCGCCCAGTTCCGCAGTGACGGGGCCGTGACGGGGATTTGAGCGGCGGCCGACCGGCCGAAGCCGCGAGCCGTGGGGCCAGACAAGGGGACGTGAACCGTGGCGAATTTCGTGTACGACTTGGGGCGGAAGGCTTTCGTGGAAGCCTCGATCAACTTCCCCAGCGACACGATACGGGCCACGATGGTACGGACCGTCTCCGGCCCCGGCGCGGGCGGCAACGGCGTTTACACGGCGGTCCAGAGCACGGACCAGTATTTCAACATCATCCCGTCGAACGCCTATTGCCAGCCGGTCACGGCTCAAGCCCTCGCCTCCAAGACCGACACGGCCGGGTTGCTGAATGCCGCATCGACCACGTTTACCTCGGTCCCGACCGGTGACCCGATTGGGGCCATCATCGTTTACAAGGATACGGGGACGGCGAGCACGAGCCCGCTCATCTGCTACATCGACGGCAAGGTCACGGTGACCTGTGCGACCAATGCGGCGGCCCATGCAACGTCGATCCAGGTTGACCCGCTCCTGGGGCCGCTAGCCTCCGGCGTCTCGTTCACCTTCGGCACGAGCGGGGTAACGGTCACCCTGAACGCCAACGCCTCCCGCGGTGCCCGGACGATTTCGGTCAACGACATCGGGGCGACCGGTGTCAACGCCGGGGACTCCGGCCCTTGCACAACGCAGGGGGCGAATTTGCCGATTACACCAAATGGCGGGAACCTAACGATAAATTGGGATAACACGTACGGGGTCGTAAAATTGTGACCCGAGAACGAGACTAATTTATCACCCCCGTTAGAAGTTATCCGGCGAGCAACCTATGTCCGACAAACTGGAAACCGAACGCGAGACGGCCTTCCACTCCAAGTGGCTCCATCAAGCGACCGTCCACCGCCTCTACAAGCCCGACGGCCAGGGCGGCCGGGTGTGCGTCGGCGTGGTCGAGCTGGCCCCCGAGGTCACCGCCGCCGAGCTGGAGGGCCTGAACCTGTCGGGGCTGGCGGGGCAAGAGGCTCAGGCGGCCGGGGGGAAGGGGTAACCCATGCGTGGCGTTTACACGACCGCGGGCAAGTGTGCGGGCATCACGGCGGCCAGGACCCTCGGTTACCTGACCGCCCCGTCCGCAGCCGTCGTCGAGCTGCTTTCGCTCACCGTCACGAACGAATCGAACGCCACGAATTTCCAGTTTGAAATTGCGGTCAAACGGATCACGACGCTTGGCACGCCGTCGGCGACGTCGGTGACGCCTTCCCCGCACGAGGCCGGCGACCAGGCCGCCGGCTCGACCACGAAGATCAACTGCACTTCGGAGCCCACGACCTACGGCGTGACGATCCCGCAGGAAGGCGCCGCCTCGCTCGTGGGCTACCGCTGGGAACCGCTGACCGACCTGGAACGCATCTACGTGGCCCCGTCCGCCAACATCGGCTTTTACCTGGCCACGACGCCGGGCGCGAGCACGGACTTCGACATCCGTTTCACCTTCCGCGAAATCGGCTAGTCACGCCGGGGAGGTAACCCGGCGTGTCCTCCCAGATCCAGCAGACCGACACCGCATCTTCGGCCGGCATCACCGCCGCCTGTTCGACCTCCTCCAACAGTGCGACGGCGAAATCCAAGCTGGCCACGGCCGGCGGTACGGCCGGCAGCGGTTCCAATTCCTGTAC